GTTGGAGTTGATATCCCGCGAGGTGATTTGCAGCTTGGTTATCTCCCGCTTGCATGAGAAGATTAGACATATTTGCCCCTGCCTGCCCTTGGGCTCCTGCCATTTGGCCAAACCCTGCGGATGCTTGGCTTAGTGGGCTCATCCCAAGGTTTGCTACCCCTCCAAGGTTTGCGTATTGCTGTTGTATCTGGTTTTGAAGCATCCCCGGACGGAATTGAGAGAGAGAGGCTTGCATGTTCCCCCCTCGTAACCCTCCTGTTGCGGAAGCATTTTGAAGAAGTGCGTTTTCTCCTTGCTGTACTTGGGATTGGAACATTGGAGAGTTTTCAATCGCACTAATTGCGGACTGTTGCGCCCCCATCCCCTGCCCGCCGGTAAGCGCGGACATCTGCCCCATAGCATCTTTCGACATCCCGACGAAGGGTGCAAGCATCTCTTGATTCTCACGGAACATCTCCATCTGCTGTTTAAGCGTTGCTTCTGTCGTGGCAGATGCAGCGGCAGTAGCCTCTTTCTGCGCTTGATGCGCTTTATCCGCTGCGGTCTGTCCTGTTATGCCTTTCCAAACATCCTTAAAAAACCCCATAACCCCTCCACTTTGATAAGTATATCCTTAACTAGCATCAATTAACATCCCCAAAAACTGGTTGTGGCGATGCACGGAGGTATCGGGGTACATGGGAAGCACACCCTGTGCGCGGATATCAATGTAGTCGCCAGCAGACATAAGGGTCAGGATTTCCCCAAACCCTTTTGAGTTGGTGGTCGCGTTTCTGTTCCCATATATGGCATACCCGGTGTTAACACCGTTGATCCACCAACGCGCATCACTCGACCCCGATAGTACAAGAACGCCACAATGGAATTGGTATAGGCCCGATACTGGAGCAGTAAATCTATTTGTGACGGTGCTAAAACAGTTCCCAACATTGAGCGACGTGTCTGTCCACGGCAGAACTTGCCCAGTGGTATATGTTCCACCAACGGTCGAATATGCCATGAACGCAGGTCTTTCCGACGGAGCTATCGGCACTCCTGCTACTGTAGGCATGGTGCTGAAGTCAGTTTGTGCGGGGATGACAAGCGGGTCATCGAGGAAAGGAAGTAGGTTGTTTACATCCTCAATCAAAGGAAGTAGGTTGTTTATACTCTCAAATGCCTGTTCAAAGGCCCTAACAGCTTCCGGATCATCCCCAATAAACTTGTAGAGCTGTTCCCGCTGCAATCGAAGTTTGTTGCTCATGCAGAAAGCCCCTCAATCTCTGCTTCCAATCGTGCTACAGAGAGAAATGCACGGCTGTCTCCATTAAACTTCTGTATCCGAGTGTCCCGCATACTTCCCTGTCGCCGCCAAACCATTCTCTTTCCCACCTTGACCGGGCGCTGCTGGCTCCAAAGCCTCCCATCAAGGCTGTAGGACGTGCTGATATACGCCCCTTGTTCTGCCTCTGTGCTGGTTAGCCCCACGAGCTCAAGGGAATGGATGACCGCGCCTTTGCTCCCGCTATAGATTATCTTTGTGCTAAACTCCCACATGGCAGTATCCCCGAAATGGGTGGAGATGGTGCTATCAAGTTTTCCGATATTCGTGCTGTCTCGGTCTCCGACCCCCCATGAGTTGTAACACCAGATAACGTCTACTGCCCGATACGGCCCATTCTTAGAGCGCATAATATACCAGACAGCTTGTCCTGCTGCTTGTGTACTTTGTAAATCAAAGACGAGAGTTTTATCAGGGAGCCTGACCCACAACAAAGCATGATTTAGGTCATTCACTACTTCGAGAACAACCTTTGACAACTGCTTTTCAGTGTATGAAGCAAGTAGCTCATCTATCTCCCGAGAAGATATCTTCTGAGAAGTGCCCTTTGATGCAATGAATATGCCAGGGGATTCCCCCACACCGCTTCCAAGGAAGGCAACTCCCCCCTCATATGCAATCGCGTTATGTGCCCCAAATGCCCCACGCTGTATCTGTGCCCCCTCTATCCGACCAAACGGGAAAAGCGCCCCCCCAAGGTTATCAAACACCTCTATGGTGTATCTATTTATGGCATATATCTCGTTCCTCTGCTTTACCAACCCCACCACGGGATCAGGGTCAATTTCAGAGGAACCGTATTTCAACGGATTCACTTCAAAGGGGTTGTTCAGCTCTGTTGTCACTAAGAACGCCCCGTCTGTGGTAACGAAGAACCCGTCAACCCATACGACATCAAGAACATTTCCTATGTCAGGGTCGGTAACTGGAGAAAGAGTACCATTCACCACATAATAGAGTATCTTTGCAGATGCGATAGCTAAACGGTCAAAAGAGTATGCAAACGATACTTGCTCGCCATCATCTCCAACATCTCCAATTATTGTAGCCTTCCCAAACTCATTAACGCTACAGAGCTTTGAGCCCATTACTCGATAATGCACACCATCCCAGTTTATTGCTCCACGGCTTTTTCCCGGCCCTATTCCCGTTTTCACAACCCCGTCAACAGGGCGGAGGTACCCTTTGCTGATACCCGTGTCCTTGATTACGGGCTTCATGTTTACCGGATAAGACATCCGGAAATCAGACTTGCCGTCAGCATATATTCCGCTGAGGATCGGTATCTGCATTTATCGCACCCGGTACCACGTGTTATTCTGCATGTCAAACTTCATGGTAAAAAACCCTCCCAGTAACAGGGTTGTTGGTGCACCTACCACATCTGCTCCATTCCCCCCTACCGTAACCCCGGTAATCTCTTGGGTCGTGGTGACCAACACCATTTGCTTATCCCGCAACTCCGGGCTTGGGGGGAGCACCACCGTCCCAAGAGTGAGAGGCCCTGCGGGGGTGATAAGCAGGTGGAGGTCTTCTTGCCCCTCAAGAGTAAAGGTAAATCCATCTACAGGTGTGAGGTACCTTGTAGCAGGCTCCTGTACCGCTGTTTTCAATGCCTGTAGACTGTCACCTATAAGGTTTGCTACAGAAGAAAATGGCGTGAGTCTCCAATCCGAGTTTGCTGCATCCCATATTAGAGACAGGTCCGAAGTTGAAGGAACATCCTTCCTTGAATAATTACGTCCCATCTGGACCTCCTGAAATATCTACATCATTATCAATACCTTCAAGGTACTGATCCACAGGTGGCGGGGTGAATACCGAGTTTGTCCCCTTGTAACCTGCACCTCTTGGCATCGTCCGCATTTGCTGTTCTCGTGGGTGTGCTGAATACCTCATAAGAGAGCTTAGAGCTATTTTTGCATTTGCCGCTACATCGGGAGCCACTTGCTTCCCGTAGGAAGGTGCGAGACGGATGGCGAGGTTTGTTATGACCGCCTCTAACGCTACATTCGGAAGGTAAGAATCTTCCTCATAGCCCCCGCCGATGGGGTAAGAGAGTCTCACCCCCTTGTCAGCCCACATTGAAATCATGGCATCCAAGCGACGAGTCCCGGAAGTAAGCTCCTCCGGGGATATGTCAAACTCATAGTCCGCAATACCTATCTCGTTGAGTGCTTGGGAAACAATCTCTCCCTTCGTGTAGCTCATTCTCAAAACTCTTTTGGGAGTTCTTCTTCTTTCACATGAAAGAGGGAGTCAGAAAAGCCGTCGATATAGCCCATTTCCTCTGCTGCTTTCTGCTCTTTCTCATCTTCGACAATGAGCTCATCATACCGCATATCCCGATTCGTCTTATTCGTAAACGACCTTTTTCCATTCTCAGATCGTTTGAAAAGCGTCCGAGGGTACCGTTGATTCTTTGCCATGTATTTCTCCTTATCCAATTCGATATGTAACATACGTTGCTACAGTACTTTTCCGTGTGCGAAAAAGCCCAGATGAACTTTCCACAACTGCCCCTTCCCCTTTGTCGGTTTGACTATAGGCGAGAGCCGAAGCCCCCGCCTATAAGTCTGTTACGGAACCTGATTGAACAAGAGAATCCCGGACATTTCCGGTGCCTTGTTCACAACACCAAATCGCGTATCCAACCGGAAAAAGGTTTTGTAGGTCTGGATGTCAAACTGCTTCGACATACATACTTCAATCCCACTATCCGTGGTTGCACGCATAACCTCCGCTCCAGAGCCTTCAGGAACGGCATAGCGTCCGGGAAGAATCTCCATTGCATCCTTCTGCCAGAAGGGGTTGATCGGTGTCGGGTCAATATTCAACCACGTAATCGCAGCCGTCGCCGACGTGGTAACCGCTTTGACGTTCTGGTACTGCTTCTCAGACTCCGCACCAGCACCTTCATCAGGCTCTATGATCGGAGGTGAGATAGTCATAGTCGTACCTGTGTCCACCGAAATAACCCGGAAAGTCTTGAGCTGCCCCGTTGCTTCCTTCGTAATGTGATGGACCGCCTGAATACCTGCAATCGTGAACGCATCTCCCGCTACTACGTTTGTTGTAGCAGACACCGTAACCGTCTGGAAGCGGTTGTCCACGTTGAGCCGTTCAGACGTCG